TGTCCTACACCCCTCGCCAGCGCCCGCTCCTGCCCCGGCTCCCGCCCTCACACCAGCGGTCGTCATAGACCAAGGGCTGGTCGACGCGGTGAAGAAGTTCGAGGGCTTTCAAGCGCATGCCTATGGGGACTTCAAGCAGTACTCGATCGGTTACGGGACGCGCGCCAATTCCCCGTATGAGGTCATCGACCAGGCTGAGGCGGAAAAGCGGTTGCGGGCCGAGCTCCAGGTCGCTGATCAGTCGGTTGAAAACTTCGCCCCCAACGCGCCCGTCGGCGTGAAGCAGGCCCTGACGAGCCTGACCTATAACGCCGGCCCTATCTGGCAGCGCCAGGACCTGGGGGCGCTGATAAAGGCCGGCAGCTACGAAGAAGCGAAAGCCCACTTCCTCCAGTACAACCACGCTGGCGGGCAAGTGAACGACGGCCTGACCAAGCGTCGGCAGGCCGAGGTGCAGTGGTTCGATCACCCCCTATGAAGGAAAACACGATGACCGACATGAAGACCGTGGCGACCGACATCGAGAACGTCGTCAAGCAAGTGCAGACGTTCGAGCCTTTCGTTGCTGGCATTCTGGAGGCGATTCCGGGGCTCAACACCCCTGTCGCCATGATCCAGCCATGGGTGCCGGGCCTGTTGACCCTCGCGGTGCAGGGGCTCGATGCGATCGCCACGCAGAACGGCGGCAACTTCGGCGCGGCTCTGACGGAGTGGATGCAGCACAACATGGCCGGCCAGCCGAACTCCCCGATTCTGTCCGGCGGGGTGCTCACCCCGGCGACCGGCGAGCACGGCTAGCCCCGCGGAGCAGTAGCGTGGTCGATTTCGACTGGACGATCAGGGCGGGAGACGTCCTCACAATGGGCGGCGCCCTGGTCGTTGCCGTCGGCATCATCTATCGGCGCGGCGGCGCCGACGCCGGAATGGCTATCGTGGTCAAGGAATTGGCCAAGGATTTCAGTGAGATGAAGGACGAGATGAAGACCTTCAGCAAGGCGGTCTCGGACCTCGCTGTCCAGCGCACCGAGATCAACATGCTCATGAAGTGGTACGACGAGCTTCGCCGCGGGATCGGAGTGGTCAAGGACTAGTTTGACACTTTACAAAAACCCGCTATCCTACTGAGTACACGACTAGTCCACGTAATGGACTACACGACTTGTACCCGTAAGGTACTCACGACTGGTGGCCGTAAGCCCACTAAGGAGAGCAAGATGGACATCGACGACGAGGACGACCTGCACGATGGCGAAATCGAGAACCTCGAAGACGGCGAACTCGAAGAAGGCTCCGGTGAAACCGATGATGCCTCCGAACAAGATGAAGGACAAACCGACGGCGAAGAAGGGTCCGAAGGCGAAGTTCGCGAGCCAGAGGCCAAACAGCGGGTACTGAGCCGCGGCGAATCGCGTTTTCAGAAGCTCGCCAACGCTGCGAAGGAAGCCACCGAGCGCGCCGCGCGCGTCGAGCGGGAGCTTCAGGAGATCAGGGCCGAGCAGTCCCGCAGGGCTGCCGTGGTCGAGAAGAAGGAGCCGACCGCCGAGGAGAAAGCGCTCTGGAGCACGGAGCAGCTGATCCAGTACGAGCTCGGCAAGGCGACGGAGAAGTTCGGCACGACGCTGCAGCAGATGCAGTGGAACACGATGGAGGCCAACGACAAGGCTGCTTTCGAGCGCCTGCAGTTGTCCGACCCGAGGGCCAAGAAGTACGCGGCTGAAGTCGAGGAGCGCCTCGCCAACATCCGCAAGCAAGGACAGAACGTCGATCGCGCGTCGCTCCTGAAGTTCATCGTCGGTGAGAAGGTCATGGCTGGTGGAGCCAAGGCCGTCGCGAAGGCGAAGAAGGAAGGCGAGGCGCAGATCCGACGGCAGCAGACCAAGCCGCCAGGTGGATCGAGCGATGTTCGTGGCGGCAGGACGCAGGAGAGCGCCGCGGAGGCGCGGCGCAAGCGCCTGGAGAACGTGACGTTTTAGGTACGGCCTGGTGGCCGTGCATCTTGAAGGAGAGACGCAGTGGCTACCAACGTCGCAGCCGGCTTTTCAGCCGACATCGAAGCTTATATTGCCGACGAAACCCTCCCTCTCGCCCGCCGGCAATTGGTCGCCTACCAGTTCGGAGATCCGCTCACCCTTCCCAAGGGGCGCGGTACCACCTACACCGCGACGCGCTACAACCGCGTTCCGCTCCCCTACGCGCCTCTGTCCGAAGGCGTCCCGCCCATTGGCGAGACCATGACCATCGGCCAGGTCTCGGCCACCGCGCAGCAATGGGGCGACAAGATCACGATCACCGACGTCGCGGAGCTTACCATCAAGCATCCGCTGGTCTCCAAGGCCAAAGAGCTTTTGGGCCTGCAGATCGGTGAAACGCTCGACCGCAACACCTTCAACAACCTGATGGCGGGCACGCAGGTCAACTACGTAAACACCCGCGGCTCCCGCAACGGCTTGCTCGCGGGCGACGTGCTCAACCCCCACGAGATCAACCGCATCGTCGGTGCCCTCTTCACCCTTGGCGCTCCGCGCTACATGGGCGACGAGATGACCGACACCAAGCTGAAGGCGGATGCCGGCGGCGCCAAGGCCTCCTCCAGCCCGCGCGCCATGCCGCACTACGTCGGCATCCTGCACCCCCTGGTCGTGCAGGACATGCGCGAGAATCCGACCGTCGTGACGGCCTGGTCGTACAGCGACATCAACCGGCTTTACAACTACGAGCTCGGTGAATGGGGCGGCATCCGGTTCTGCTTCTCCAACATGGTGCCGTCGTTCTCGGGCTTCACCAACGCCGCGAACGGCGTGACCTACACGGTCGGCGCGGCCGGCTCGCTCGCGACCAACAACTACTTCATCATCGTCACCGGCTCCGACACCCAGAACCAGTACGAGAGCCAGATCTACGCCGTGTCGGGAGCGCAGGCGGTTGTCGGCCCGAACGGCTCGGTAACGGTCAAGACGCCGAACGTCGCGGGCTTCACCTACAACGTCTACATCGGCACCACCTCCTCGCCGGCCAACCTCGGGCTTTCTGTCTCGGGCCCGAACACAGGGCCGCTCGCCGGCCAGGCCGTGCAGCTGCCGCCGAACACGAACGTCGTGATCACCGGCATCGGCACCGCGCAGACCCCGCCCGCGGCGCCCGCCTCGGGCATCACGGTGTACCCGAGCTTCATCATCGGCCGCGGCGCCTACGGGCAGGTCTCGCTCGATGACGTGAAGATCACCTTCCTGATGGGCGCCGACAAGTCGGACCCGCTCAACCAGCTGCGCGTGGTGGGCTGGAAGGTCTTCTACGGCACGATCATCGAGAACCAGCAGTTCTTCGCCCGGATCGAGAGCACGTCAGCCTTCAGCCCGAGCTTCGGCTAAGGGGGGCTGATGGCAACCTCGACCTTCGGCACTAACGCCAACTCATCGCTGACGGCCTTGCTCTCCTCGGGAGCAATGGCCGCAGCCGACGTGGCTGCGATCGCACTGGCGATCAAGAACGACCTGGTCAACGGGCTTCCGATCTACCCGGAGGCCTTTTCCCAGAAGAACCTGCTCTACGTGCCCAACCGCGGCATCCTGAAGGTTCTGCCGGGTGACTGGGTTGCGGTGGACAGTCAGGGTTGGCCGATCCTGGTGTCGGCCAACTCAGTCGCAAACGGACCCTGGACGCACGTTCCGTAAGGAGGAAGACTTGGCTAAGAAACCCCGGCGGCCGCTCGATGACAGTGACATCGACCCGGAGATCATGAAGCAGGCGCGCGAGCGCGCGATCCGCAAGAAGGCGGACATGCTCGCCGCGCGGGAGCTCGGGATCTCCGACGATGGCGACGACGTCGTGAAGGGCCCGATGCCGATGAAGGGCGAGAAGAAGTTCACCATCACGCTCGACCTCGCACCGCACTCCAGCCGTCTGGTCATCGACTCCGTCCACTACTTGCACGGCGGCACCTACACGGTCGGCCAGCGTCTCTACGACACGATGCGCGAGATGATCCACCGCGGTTGGGAGCATCAGCGGGAGATCGACGGCAAGGACAGCAACATGTACCGCGAAAAGAGCAACATCCGGCTCACCCCGGCTGACATCGCGGCCTGATCACTACCCCTGCAAGGAAGATAGAGGCACATGGTAAAGGACACGATCGGGCCGGGTGAACCGGCCATTGGGTTTTCGCTCGACTGCAAGATCAATGATCGGAGGGCGTTCGTCATCCAGACGTACCTCCCGATCAGCGCGACGCCGAAAGAGATCAACGCAATGCTGGACAAGCTCCACGCAGCGGCTGATCGCCAGGAGGTCCGCTACCGGCTGAAGGACATGCGGCTGCTTCTCGAAAAGGCCGAGCAGGAGCTCCCGCTGCACGAGAAGAAGCTTGTGGAGTTCGAGGAAGGCGCGATCCGTCGGCACAAGACTAGCGGGCGTCGCGCGGACTTCGAGTGGAAGGGCAACGACGCGACCAACCGCGACAACCTGATCCAGACCGTGGCGATGACGCGGGTGAACATCGAGCGGATCAAGAAGGGCATCGCGGAAGCCGAGGCCGAGCTGAAGGACACCTGAGACATGCCTCTGCAGGCCCAGCAAATCGTCAGCCTCGCCCTGCAGATCGCCAAGGCCCCAGGTTACACGGCGCAGGCTGGCCAGCTCCTGAACGCGATCCTTTCGGACCTGTGCCAGTCCTACGACCTGGTTGTTGCGCGCAAGAACTTCACGTTCAACTTCAACACCTCCGCGACGGGATTGGGCTACGCACCGGGTTGCGGGCCCAACCCGTTGCCGGCGGACTATCTGCGCGCGCCGCGCGGCGGGCACTTCTACAACATCCAGGGTACCATCTATAAGATGGTGAACATCGAGCAGGCCGAGTTCGACGCCTTTGTGCAGTCGCCGGGGCAGAACAGCTACCCCGAGCGCTTCTATGTCGACATGTCGGTCTCGCCTCCGAACCTCTATGTCTGGTACCCGGCATCGGGCGCTTATCCCGCAACTGTGCGTTACTATTCGCAGATGCCGGACATTCCGACGCCCGAGACGTCCGCCACGATACCTTGGTTTCCGAACCAGAATTATCTGATCCGTCGTCTTGCCGGCGAGGTGATGGCGATCACCGACGACGACCGCGCCGCGCAGTATCTCGGAGACAACGAGGACACCACGCCGCAAGGCGCGGGCGTCATCCTGCGCAAGTACCTCACGATGCAGGACGATCCTGACGGGCGCGTGAAGACCGTGTCGCTCGATCAGCGGCGGTTCGGCACGTCCTACTCGAAACTACCCAACACAAAAACCGTGGGCTGGTAATGGCGATCCGCAGGTCACAGCCGATGTGGTTCTCCCCCGCCGGTGTGTCGGACACGCTCGACGGGACGAATGTCTTTCCCGGCGCGATGGCGGCGCTTTCCAATCTGATCCCCGATCTCGCAACGCCGAACCTGTGGGCACCGCGGCCGGCGTCGATCAGCCTCACAAGCTTCGCTGGCTTCAACGCGCCCGGCTTCATCTCGGTGTTCGAGATCCTCGGGCAATACGTGTTCGGGATGATCGGGAGCAACCGCAACCCCGGCCATGATGAGCCCTTCTGCTACGACCTGATCAACCAGGTCTTCGTCACCGTCAGCGGCATCACCAACGCCAACACGCCGATCAGCCCGCAGCCCGCGGGGGCGTGGGAGCCGCCGACAATGGCTTTGGTCGGCACCAAGATGCTGGTCACGCACCCCGGCTTTACGCTTGGTGGCGGCGTGTTCTTTGGTTGGTTCGATGTCTCCAACCCTGCAGCACCCGCATGGGCCGGCGGCAACACGTCGACCAACGCCTTGCCGGCGCGCCCTTCATGCGTGGCTAACTTCGGCGGCCGGGCCTACTACCTGGTTAACCCGGCTACGGGGCAGCCTGGTGCATACTTCTCCGACGTCCTGGCCCCGTTGGTCATGACCAACGCCACGCAAGTCCTGACGTTCGGGGACAATCTGCGGCTCAACGCTGCAGCTGGATTGCCGCTCGCCAACCAGCTGGGCGGCATCATCCAGTCGCTGATGGTGTTCAAGAACAACAACGTCTTCCAGGTGACTGGCGACGCCGCGACAAGCAACCTCGCCAGCAACTCCCTGAACGTCGCGACCGGGACCGTGTCGCAGCGCGCGATCGCGACGACGCCGAAAGGGTTGGCTTTCCTCGCGCCTGACGGAATCAGGATCATCGACTTCAACGCGCGGGTCTCCGACCCGATCGGGATGTATGGCGCGGGTGTCAACCGCCCCTTCGTCTTTGCCGCGCAGCCAACGCGCGTGTCCCTCTCCTGCAACGCCAACATCCTGCGCTGCACGACACAGAACACGCTGAAGGTCGGTTCGCCTTACGAGGAGTACTGGTACGACATGACCAAGCAGAACTGGTCAGGTCCGCACACGTTCCCGCCCCTCATGGCGCGACCCTACAACTCGACCTTCATCATCGCGGCGCAAGGGGTGAACGCACAG